GGTTATAGGCATAGCTAAATGCCATGCTAATTGATACTTCATGTTTTGCACAAAATAATGAGGCATTTCATATTCTTCTACTGCAAACTGATAATCAACATATACTGTTTCATAGTTTGACAATAATTTACCGCCTGACAATCTATACTCTCTTTGCGGTACTGCTCCTTGCGTGCTACTGATGAACACCTTTCTTGGTGTACCTATCATGTCCGCAGGTAATGCGTATTCGTATTTGTATTCAGTAGTAGGTGTAGTAATTAACCTAGCTAACTGTACTTTTTTAAATGAAAAAGACCAAGGGTAACTTGCTAAAGTCTTAATCTTAATATCTGGGTATAAACTATTACAAACATTAGCTTCATCTGTACCTTCTGTAAAAGATGATATAGGACTAGCTCCAAGCATTAATAATGCGTCAGAACAAATTGATAATGATGTATCTCCAGATGCCATTTACTTTCTCCAAATATGCAAATAGGTAGAGGCCGAAACCCCTACCAAATGCACGATTATCACTACAACTAAGCTACAGAAATATCTGTACCTGCTGACACATCTACAACGCCTGCTGCACTGTTGCTTAACACAACGTGTACACTAGCACTGACAGTAGAATCAGTTTTGTAATAAAAAATAAAATCACCAACTTTTAATAAAGATGATGCGCTATTAAAATAACCAGATCCTGCAACTGTTGCTTTAGAATCTGTTCCTGAGTAACTCCACATTTGAGGAGCTGTACCCGCTTTAGATTGTGCGCCAGCTGGCGACAATTTAGTTACATCATAAGCCATGTAATTTTCTCCTTAAATTAAGATTCGTTAGCTTGAACTTCAACAATACCTTCACCATCAATAGCAACTGAGCAAGCTGATAGCATTGCGTTTACTAAATGAGATGTTTTTTCAGGTACATAGTTGATTTCAGTTTTAGGACCAATGCCTTCGCCATAACCAATAGCAGTCTTATGAAAAGCTAGGCAAGAACGAATACTTGAGCCATCAATAGAAATACCACCTTCAGTACGATCACCTAAAGTATGGAATTTAAAACCTAAGAATGTATCAAGTTCACCAGACACTAACGCACGTACTGTATTGAAATCAGCAGATGTTACTGATGTTTCAGAAAGTAAGTTTGATAGGTTATTTGCATGAATAATCATGTGTCTATCTTCTGGTGGTACATTGTTTGTGTCCATTGTTTTCTTAGTGTCACGAAGTTTAGCCACTGTAAGGTTTGTACCGCCATGAGCGACTGTAGAACCTTTACCTGCTAAAAGTGCATCAAGAATAAGTTGATCTTGACGTCTGCCAATAGCGTTCGATACTACTTGAACTAACTCTTGTCTTTCTTCAAAATTAACTTTTTGTTGCATAAAGATGTCTGAATACTCAGCAGCGTTCCAATCTTGCATTGTTGCGGTAACTTGTGAGAAATCAGTATTTAATGGCACAACGTCAGTTTGTGGTACACGTAGTGTAGCCACGCCTTTCCCAACTTTCGGGAATTTTACTATATTGCCTTCAACGCCTCGTCTTTGTCTTGTAGCTTCTACAAGAGCAGCTTTACCTTGGTAAGCCTGTTTAACTTCGGCATCAAAGAGCGTAACAAATGCGGGGGATAATCCGATCGACATTTATTTTCTCCTTAGAAATTAATAAATAAAAATTAATCGCTTTGGTATGCCAGAGATTCTGGGCCGTGCTTGCTATTTACGATAGCCATACGACAAGGTTACTTGCGTTAAAGGGTTGTATTACGAATGAATACAATAAGCCTTGACTGTAATCTAGCATATAATCAAGGCTATTGCAATAAAATTAACTAAAGTTTTGAGCGAATGCTTTTTCTACTTTAGCTCTATAGACAGGATCTGTGGTGTATTTTTCATCACCGACCATAGCATAGAGTTCTTCTTTGGTTGGCGCACCTTCTACTGGTGCAGTTTCTACAGGTATTCTTCCTTCATAAGATGATCTAATTTTTTCTAAGGCAGATATTCCTCTTGCAGTTCCACCCATAATTTTAAACTCTTCAAAATCATCTTTACTCCAAACACCTTTCTGAACTAAGCCAGATGCCCACTTAACCATGCCATTAATTCTAGCATCAGCATTTGGACCTAGTTGTTTCTTTTCTTCAGCCAAGTTTACTTGATAGTTTTCTACAGCATTTTCATTCATACCTACTACTTCGCTTACTAAAGAATCTAGGGCTGCTTGGCTAATACCATTTTCTTTTGCCCATCCAACAACGTGTTGTCTAACAGGATCATCGTCAGGAGTTTCACCAAATGCAGATGTATCATACTTACCATCCTTCGGTGCTTTGTGTTTTCCTTGAGATATTTGTTTGCGTAAATCCATCCAAGATTTAGCAATACCTTCTAAGTCAGGCTCTGATCCATCTTCTTTCCAAAAGTTTTCAGGCCACCACTCTGGTCTTTCTAGTGGCTCATCATCATCTTCTAATTCACCTGCGGCTTTTAATTCCTCAGGATCACGATGATCGATTTCTGTTTCTTTTGGATCTGTACTGACTTCCTCTTCTGGTGTTGCATCGTCGAGTAGGCCAGTCGATTCTTCAGTTACCTCTTCCGAAGTTTCTTCAGTCGTGCTAGGCTCGATTGCTTCTTCCATTATAATTTCCTTGCTCTAATTATCCTTGCTTCTAAATCTCTAATTATTGAATTTTGCCCTTCTCGATAAAACGCATAACTAGAGTCGCTACCCGGCAAGGCTACGGGTTGCTCTAAAATGGTTTTTCGTAACCATTCCATCATTTCTATTCCATCTTCACTACCGAATACTCTTAAACATAATCGGTCTGTATCATCTCTTTGTTGTTTAACATCACGCACATCAAGTGGTAATGCTTGTTCTAAGTCATCCCATCCTGCCATGTTATTCTCCTATTTGTGCATCTTGCATTAATAGTCTGCCTGATCTTCTAGCCTGACCTGCTTCTTGATCCATAATAGTGTGTATTTCTTGAGAGCGTTTGTTTAATTGTTGTGGATTATCATAAATAGGAAATTTATTAGATTGAATATCTTTTTTCCATATATTATAAAGTTGATCTTCATTAGTAATGATTTTACCTTGATTTCTTATATACCCAGGAACAGAAACAAACTTTCCTTTATTTGGACCTTCAGGAATCATTATACCTGTTGAGTAAACAGTTACTGGTCTACCTTCTGAATCACGACCAACTTTACCTGATTTCATTGTGTCTTTATGATATTTTACAATATTTTTTTCTTGTTTACTTAAAGTCATCATATGCCGAGGCATATTCATATTAGCCATAATTTATCCTTGTTGTTGTGTTGCTGCTTCTACTACTTGTGCAGTTGCTTCAGGATTTTCTGCTGCCATCTGCATCATTTGTTGTTGCTGTGCAGCTTGTTGCATTTGTTGTTTAATCATCATGCGTTCTTGTGGTGTAGGTCTAAGTCGTTGTGGTATACCTAACTTTTCAGCAATGTAATCCATCATCTCATCTACTTTAATATTTGTAGCACCTTCAGGTCCAGCACCTTGTGCAATCTGTGCATACTGTAATACGTTTTGCACTTCTTCCATATTCTGTGCCATAGCTAATGGAGCAACAGGAGCAATCTTTATTTCTAAACCATTTACTTTTAATGGCAAAGTAATCAGTCCTCTTTCATCCATCACTTGCAACATACGGCTAACTACAGGAATCATAGTTTCGTTTATTAAACGACCAAATGCAGAGCCTAAGTTTTGTGATAGTTCTTTCATGCGCTCTACTACTTCTGTTGCTGATCGAGCTGACATATTATCTGGTGGTAATGATTCGTCTAATAATGTACGCTTGATGTTACCTCTTAAATCATCCATTACAATTTGTGATACATTAAAGTCACCCGCTCTAGGTAGTGGTCGTAAAGATTCGCCTTGTGGTCCACCATTTCTAGCAACAGGAATAATAGCACCAGGCATAATCTTAACTGTATTTGGATTAAGTACACCATCATCGGCAGCAGTATATACACCGCTTATAGATAAAGATGCGTTCTTCAATACTAACTCTAATGTTTTGTTAAGTGTTTTAATGTCAGGTAATGCAGTAATAAGTGGTCCACGACCATATGTTTCACCTGCAATCTTGGCATAACGAGATACAATCCAAGGACTGTGATCCATTCGTCTGTACACTAATTCTGTTTTAGTTCTTTTATCTATAACGTGATAACAATAGTCACCACGCTCTTGATCGAATATAGTTGCCTCTACAAGTTCTACTTCTTCTGTAGGTTTTTGTTCAATCATATTTTTTAATTCTTGAGGTAGTTCTGCATCAGGCCATTGTCTTTGTATAGACTCTGCTTTTAATTTCATACGTCTGTATACATTATCTACTTGACCATTAGCTCCCTCATCAAACGAAACTAAAAACTGAGGTACAGGAATAAAGTTAATAGGATTTACATCGTCACCCGGTTGCACTAACATAACCGCAGTACCAACACATAAGTCTAATAAGAACTCACCAATAGCTACATCAAAGTTAGATTGTTTTAATGTATCAAACATCTTATCGCCATACGCATCTAATGCTGCTTGTGCTTCAGCTCTTCTTTCAAAAGGTATATCAGAACCAGGTTCTAGGCGACACCATTTTCTTTGTGGGGGGAATATGCCTGATTGCATTCTATTAGCAAATCGTTGGGTAGAGTTAATAGCAGTAGAATCAAATACACGATTCATTTTCTTTTGACCTTGCACACCACCATCATAATATCCGTCATATAGATTTCTTTGTGGTAATGCAAACTCATAAGCCTCATCATAAAGATTTCTAAAAT